TATCACTCGGAAATCATGTTCTAATTGTCCGCATGGAGGTACCTGTTATGGTTACAAAACCATTTTATATTCATCAAAAGCAACCGGCCCAAAGTTTTATACGCCTACCCAATTTTCTGTTTGAGTCACCAAGTTTTTGCTCCTTGTCAAGCTAAGCCAAACTGTTGTATGCGATGATCCTGCGTCGAACGGACTTGTCCCGCAAAAACGGATGGGCTGACGAGTATGGGAAGATTTATCTGTATTACCCCATCAACGAGGTGTGTGAGTTGCTGCACTGTGGCCGCCAAAAAGCAGTGGACACGCTGCGGGAGCTGCAATATGCCGATCTTGTGTCCATCAAAAAACAGGGATGTGGAAAACCCAACCGTATCTACCCAAAACACTATGACGCGGTTTCGAACACCGACTTCAAGAAATCCGGTTGCGGAACGCCGGAAGACTGAAAAACGAGTCTAATAAGTACGGTAATCCGCTTTCTTGAAGTACGAAAACCAGATGGTAGATAAAAAGAAAAAGATAAATATACTCAGTTTAATTCGATTCATTCCCTTCCTATCCGAGCTATTTTGTGTGGGATTTTCTGGTGAAAACCCCGGAAGGGAAGGGGTGGGAACGGAGCTCTATGAGAATTTTCTCAGGTTTTGAAATGATCTGTCTCTCCTCTGTGTATGGGAACAATCTTTGGCAGCTGTGTATCGCCGGGAAGGAGTGTGAGATGGACTGAAGTTGAGCCAGTAAGGTTTTGCTGTTGGGGCAACTCACCCATGGTCGGCCAAGAAAATCATCAGAATCCATACAAAATTGAACTACCACAGTCCATCATAGATTCCTTCGCCCGATTCCTCGCACCTGAAATCCAGAAATTATTCGCCAGCGAAGAAGGGCGAAAAGAATTGGAAACATGGAAAAAGAAGTATTCTGATAAAAGTGAGGAATGAAGTAAAGTTCAAAGATAATATGCAAAGGGGCGCCCTATTTTGGGTGTCCCTTTTTGTCGCAGTAATGAGGAGGAACGGTTTGTTCCATGGGGGTATTTCTCACACCTGAGATGGATAGGCGGTTTACCTACCCGCTCATGTTCGGTGCGTCGCTTTTTGCGATGTACCAGATTGAATCGAGAGCGCAGTGTCCTTACAGAGTAAAAATGCGGAATTCGAGCTCTTATTTGGAAGGATGATACACCATAGCTATCGTTCTGAGTAAGGGGGGCGCTTTAAAAAGCCCTTTTGATGAAAACCATACTGCTCGATGGGATGGTATATTGCCACCCCATCTTCCAGGGTAGGCCCTATTTCAGAGCGTACCACACCATACACAAGGGTGTCGTAATTCACGACGCCCTCTGCTCTAAAATAGATCATAGGGTGCAGACATGAAAGCATTCGATAAGGAACGGTTTGCCCATTCATTGACTAAGAGTTATGCCGCTTCACGACAGCCCTTGAGATAATCAGGGTGCAACGATTCGTCACATCTCTGCAAAGGGGCGGCATTTTAGCATACCCTTCAAAAGTGTTTGCAGAACGCGCAGCCACAGAATAAATTCTGTGTCCAGCGGGGGTATAGCACCCAACAAGCAGAGGATGTGAGTGTATATGAACACTCGCATTGCTTGCGGTGATCTGCCTATTATGATTGGACACCGAATCCAAATAAGGCACGAGCATATAAAAAACGAGGTTCAGGGCACATCGTGCCTTAAACCTCGTTTTGTGTTTTATGACATCACAGCCACACCCTTACGGCAAAGCCGCCTTTGAAAAAGTAGGTGTTCGTGTAATGTCCATCTGGTGGAGCGAAACACGCAATATCCGAACACTCAAGCGTGGCTGTGTTCTGTCCAGATATGTTGAAGGTGAAGACAAATCTTCGACCCTTATCCCCGTTGTCATAGACATACACAGAGTTCACCAAAGTGTCAATCACCCTGCGCCTATACTCCACATTATCAATATCACCGCTCTTGAACGAATGAAGCCAAAACATTATGCGCTCCTTCGTCAAGAGCGGTTTTTTCATTTCTTCACGAGCAATTTGACCCTCAATGTTGTTTTTCTCTTCTTCAAGTTCCACCAATCTATCCTTGGTAGTAGAGGTTATAATCCCTTGTTCGATTGCGGTCATTATGTTCTTAATTTTCTTGGAAACCTCTTTGAGTTGATCTTGTAACCCTTGAAGGTATGTGGTATCCGCAGATTCCTTCTCGATGATTTCCATAGCCTTTATTGCAATACGCTCTATGTTTTCATCGGTGAGTACCTTTTGAACGGTGAAGCGCACAACCACTTCCTCAATCCAATCTTTTTTCTCGACTGCCTTTTTACACTGGTGCTTTCTTTTTCTATCTATGCACTTGTAGTAATGATGAACCTTCCCGGACTTTGATGTACCACTCTCGCCGACCATAGCAGAGCCGCAGTGACCGCAAAAGAGCTTTGTGGTGAGGAGATAATCGTCCTTGGCTTTATTTCTTGCACGAGCTGAGAAGTTGTGCTGTAAGGTTGCCTGTACCTTATCGAATAACTCTTTGCTTATGATAGGCGGTATTCCTCCTTCTATTACAACATCGGAGTAACGATATATTCCGATGTATCTGTCATTTTTGAGCATGGTTCTAAGGCTGTTTTTGTTAAAAGCATTTCCTCGTGAAGTCTTATAACCCTTCTCGTTACAATGATTGATGATTTGGGTTGCAGACATACCGTCAGCATACATCTGGAATATCTCTTGTACAATTTTTGCGCCTACAGGGTCTACCTTGTACTTCCGATCTTCGCCCACAACATATCCCAATGGCATACCTGCCCCACCAATGGCAAGGCATTGTAGGGCGTTTTCCCTCATACCTCGTTTGATGTTTCGTGACAAGTTTTCACTATAGTATTCTGCGTAGCCCTCCAACACAGACTCAAGAATGATACCCTCCGGGGTGTCTGGCATTGGTTGTTTGGCATAAAATATCTTAACGCCATTCTTTTTCAGTTTGGCTTTGTAGATGGCAGAGTCATATCTATTTCGAGCAAAGCGGTCAAGGGTATACATGATAACAGCGTCAAACTGTCCTTTTTCGCTGTCCTTGATAAGCCGCTGGAAGCTCGGACGATTATCAGTTTTACCCGATATGGCTCGGTCACAGTATTCATTTATGACCGTCATGTCGTTCTTCAAGGCGAACTCGTGACACTCACGAAGCTGTCCCTCTATGGACTCTTCTCTTTGATTGTGGCTCGAATATCGAGCATAGATTACCGCTTTCGTAGTATCACCTCCAACTGTTTTTTCCTTTTGAGTAAATTTATCGGAACAACCTTCTTACACCGCAGAAGTTTCGTTATCCCCCTCTAACTCCTCTCGGTTTTCAAATTCATACACCATACTCATGAACTCATGTTTTGCTCGTCTCGACAGAGAACGATAAATATTCAATATGTCCTGTTCGTCCTCGTTCTGCGGAAATACCTGCGGAGCGAGGTCTTCTTTTGTAAGGTCTTCTTCATCCGCAAAGAAATCCATGATAGAACACTCTAAGATTTCAGCCAACTTCAACAGCTCTTCTTGGTTTGGGATAGACCCTTTCTTATTGATCGCAGTCGTGTAAGCGGATTGACCGTTTTTGATTTGCTTGATAACCGCAGTAAGGTTCGTTCCTTTCTTGGCACAAATGCGGTTGATGTTCTCGGCAAATGTCATAAGGCAACCTCCTTCTAAAAATTATTCAAAAAAGATGAATTACCCTATTGACAATTCAAATAATAAGAACTATAATAAGACCATGCAGTTCAGATTAAGTGAATTGGCAATAAGAAACCAGCCCCCTCGGAATTGGCGTTCCGAGGAAGTTGAAATAGGTGAATAGTCCTTATAAGAATAATAACAATAATTCGCCTATTTGTCAAGGCAATTCATATTATTTGAACTATGAAAGGAGGTAAAAATATGCGTCAAATTCAAGAGCGAATGAAGAAGCTCGGTATCAAACAGGTGGATTTGATTTTGGAACTGCGTAAGCGAGGTATCGTAGTTCAGCCACCCGAAATGTCGAGTATCATTCGAGGGATTTATACCTATCCCAAGGCAACGGTTGTTCTCAATGAATGTGACAAAATCCTCACAGAATATGAGTCTAACTGACGCACAGGTAATCGACCTCGCACGACCGTTGATGGGTATACTGGAAGCATTTTACCAAGACCCGAAAAATGAGGAGGATTTTCAAAAATGGCTACGGAATGTAGAAGCAAAAAACACATCACAAGAGTGAGAGCTACAAGGCTCTATATGGTACTCGCACTGCTGGTGCTGATCGGAGGAGTAGCCGGGTTTTTCATCGGCAAGTTCACAGCACCTCAGAAAACAATCACTGTTACAGACAAAGTGGAAGTTCCTGTCTATGAGTCGGATATGTTGGCACAAGAGTCCGATGTATTTATCTATGATATTCCACTATCCGACAGCTTGCAGAGATATATCTACGAAATCTGTGCAGATGAAGGTGTTCCTGTAACACTGGCACTCGCCATGATTGAACATGAGAGTGGCTTCAATCCAGAAGCGGTGAGTTCTACCAACGATTACGGTCTCATGCAGATCAACAAGGTAAATCATAGCTGGCTTGCTGAAAAATATCGCACCGCCGATATGATGAACCCTTATCAAAATGTATTCTGCGGTATCTCTATTATCGGTCAGTACATTGAAAAATATTCTGATTACGGAAAAGCTCTCATGGCTTACAACATGGGAAATTATGGGGCGCAAAAGGCTTGGGAGAACGGTGTAAACAGCACCAAATACTCTGAAAGCATTTTGGCTCTGATGGAAAAATACGAGGAGGTGTCCCATGACAAATAAAAAGCTCGGAAACGGCTTTGAGTCTGATTTTTGCGAAGTGCTTTTCGCAAATGGGTTTTGGGCGCACAACCTCGCTCAAAACCAAGACGGACAACCAGCCGATGTGATTGCCGCCCGAAACGGAAAAACATACCTTATCGACTGCAAGGTGTGTAGCAACAGAGGGTTTGCCATGTCACGAATGGAGGAAAACCAAGACCTTTCAATGAGTCTATGGAAATCCTGTGGGAACGGCGTTGGTTGGTTCGCACTGCTTCTTCCTCAGAACCGTATCTACATGGTGTCTCATGAGATCATGAAAACGGCTCGACTTGGAATGTCTTATCTGAGCGAAGAGCTAATTCGTAGGCATGGAGTGCCTATCAGAGAGTGGTTGAAAACAGCGTGATTATCACTGTATCAAACACCCTTGCAGTCGAAAACCCAACAGCAGAAATGCTGATGTGGTGCAAAAATAACCTATCGTTACCGAACCCGGACTACGCAAAGAAAGCTCGTATGCACCTGTGGCTTGGTAACACACCCAAAACCATTGACCTTTTCGAGAGGGTTGGGACGAAGCTCATTCTCCCTTTCGGTACGCTAAGAGACCTGCCGGACTTCGTAAAGCAAGACGCTGTATTTGTAAGCGATTTTGCCGCCGCACAAGAGGTTTCATACGGTGGTGCTGATGTTCCTTTGTATGACTATCAAGAAGCGGCTGTGGACGCTGTAGCGGTGCAACAGTATGGTATTCTTCAAAGTCCTGCCGGAAGTGGCAAGACACAGATGGGAATTGCTCTCGTGAAGAGGTTTGGTAAGAGGGCTTTGTGGCTTACCCATACGATTGATTTGTTGAGACAGAGTAAGGAACGAGCAGAGCGATACATGGATAAGAAGTGTATCGGTACTATCACTGAGGGTAAGGTAAACATCGGAAGTGGTATCACCTTTGCGACCATTCAGACCATGTGCAAGCTCGACCTCGCCCGATACAAAGACCTGTGGGACATTATCGTTGTGGACGAGTGCCACCGCTGTAGCGGTACACCGACCGCTGTGACGCAGTTTTCAAAGGTACTTAACAGTTTGTCAGCCCGACACAAAATCGGTCTCTCGGCTACCGTACACCGCTCTGACGGTATGATTGAAGCTACCTATGCTCTTCTCGGTCATGTGGTCTATACCGTACCCGATGAAGCGGTTGGTGACAAAATCATGAAGGTTGGTATTCTCCCGGTCGGAACAGGTGTCACCATTGACCGAAAGTGCATGAACACAGATGGCACTCTGAATTATGCAAAGCTGATTTCTTACCTCACAGAAAACCTTACTCGTGAGGAGATCATTGTAAACACCATCAAGCTCAATAAGGGTAAGAGCTGTCTCATTCTGTCTGACAGGCTCGGTCACTTGGAACACCTTATTAGTTGGCTACCTGCTGACATGAGGAAAGACGCTGTGATGGTGAGTGGGAAAATGACTACCAAAAAAGGTAAGGTAGAGCGTGAAAAAGCCATTGAAGATATGAGAACTGGCGAGAAAAAGTACCTGTTCGCCACCTATTCGCTGGCAAAAGAGGGGTTGGATATTCCTCGTTTGGAGAGGTTGTTCCTTACGACACCTCAGAAGGACTACGCAGTAATCACTCAGTCGATAGGTCGTATCGCTCGAACCTTCGATGGGAAGTCAGACCCTATCACTTATGACTTCGTGGACGATATAGCCTACCTTGTCAGATCGTACAAGAAACGCTGTTCTACCTACAAAAAGAACGGTTGTTACTTTGTAGAGTAGGAGGTGCGGTATGAACCAAGCTCTACTGTCGAGTGGTCAAGACCTTTGGGAGACACCTCAGAAGTTCTTTGACGAGCTGAATGAGGAATTTCATTTTACATTGGACGCTTGTGCAACGCCCGAAAACGCAAAGTGTGAAAAATATTTCACAGAAGAAGACAACGCACTGGTGCAGGATTGGAGTGGAAATGTAGTTTTCTGTAACCCACCATATTCTCGTAAAGGCGGTCAAGACCTGTTTGTGAAAAAGGCATTTGAGGAAAGTCAGAAACCAAACACAACGGTTGTGATGTTACTTCCTGCCCGAACTGATACAGAACGCTTTCACAGGTACATATGGGGGGGGACGCAGAAAAACGAAATTCGCTTCATCAAAGGCAGATTGAATTTTGAACTCAATGGTAAACCGCTCCTTGCAAAAAATGGAAAGCCGAGTCCAGCTCCTTTCCCATCAATGATTGTGATTTTCAGAAATAACTCTGATTGGCTGGACAGGCTGTTGAAAGGAGACATCGAATGAGACTTATAACCTATGACTGTGAGGTTTTCGCACACGATTGGCTGGTTGTTTTCAAGGACACAGAGACAGGTAAGTACACCGCCATATGGAACGACAATGACGCCCTCAAGATGGCACTGTCTGAGGACTGTGTGTATATCGGTTTCAACTCGAAGCATTACGACCAGTTTATCATCAAAGCGATTGCCCTTGGTTACTCCGCAGAGGAGATCAAAAAGGTCAACGATTATATTATCAATGGAGGTCAAGGTTGGGAGTGTCCTATGTTCCGAGACCAGTTCTTCCGTTTCAATAATGTAGACATTAAAGACGATATGCAGATGGGATTGTCACTAAAGGCAATCGAAGGGCATTTGGGTATGTCCGTTGAGGAGTCTACTGTATCGTTTGACATCGACCGACCTTTGACAGAAGACGAGAAAAAAGAAACTCTAAAATATTGTATTCACGATGTAGACACCACTGAAAAGCTGGTGGAACTTCGTACAGACTACCTCAAGAATAAAATCAACCTTGGAAAAATGGCAGGTCTTGATGAAATCAAGGCTATGGGTATGACGAACGCCAAGCTGACTGCCGCCATGCTGAAAGCGTCACCTCAACCGCATGACGATGAACGCAAGTATGTTTACCCGGACAACCTGCGAAAAGAGTTCATCCCCCCGGAAGTATTTGAGTTCTTCGATAAGATGTATGACCCTTCCATTTCCGATAAAGACCTGTTCGGTGGAAAGCTCAATCTGAATATCGGCGAGTGTCCTGTCACTCTTGGATATGGTGGTATTCATGGTGCTATCCCGAACTTCTTTTGGGAGGAAACAGAGGACAGAGGGATTTGGAACGAAGATGTAGGAAGTTATTACCCTCACCTTTGCACCATCAATGGGTATACAAGCCGAAACATCCCTTCACCGCAGGTTTATGAGGACATATTGGAACGCCGTATGCAAGCAAAAGCGGCTGGTGACAAGGTTACAGCAAATGCACTCAAGCTGGTTTGTAACACCACCTACGGTTGCTTGCTGAACAAGTACAATGACCTGTTTGACCCTCTTATGGGACGCTCGGTGTGTATCAGCGGACAGCTCTATTTACTGGAACTGGCTGAACACTGCTACCAAGAGATTGAAGGTCTTCGCATAGTCCAGCTCAACACAGACGGTATCATGGTTGAGTGTAATAAGAAGGACTACGACAAGTTGACCGAAATCTGTAAGGAGTGGCAGGAGCGAACAGGTTTTGACCTTGAAGAAGATACCGTTGTGAAGATCGCTCAGAAAGATGTAAACAATTATGTCGAAGTTCAGCCGGGAGGTAAAGCAAAAGCCAAGGGCGGCTACCTTGTCAAGGGTATTGCTCCTGCTGGTGCGTTCAATGTGAACAACTCCTGCGTAATCGTGGCTACCGCTTTGAAAGAGTATTTTGTCAACGGTACTCCTGTAGAAGATACCATTAACGCCTGTGACGATATTTTCCAGTTTCAGATTATTGCAAAAGCTGGTGCAAAATATCGTGAAGCATATCACCTTGTCGATGGTGAGCAAGTCCCGGTACAGAAGGTAAATCGAGTATATGCTACGGCTGATACTCGATACGGAAAGCTATTTAAGGTCAAGGCAGAAAATGACGCTACCGCCAAAATCGAAATGCTCCCGGAACACTGCATTATCGACAACGACAACCACTTAACCATTTCCGATGTAGATAAGAGCTTCTATATCGACATGGCAAAGAAAAGAGTAAATGACTTTTTGGGTGTCAAACCCGAAAAGAAAACAAGGAGGACAAAGAAAATGGCAACTACCAAAACCGAAAATGTGTATCAAAAGTTGATTAAGGCGAGAGAGCAGTTCTTGAACGCCGATGTTCAGAAGACTGGTAAGAATATGCACCTGTCTTTCAAATACTTCGAGCTGGACGATATTGTTCCTACCGCAACTCGCATTTTTTCAGAAATCGGTCTCGTTCCTATCGTGAATTTTACTGTTGATGTGGCAACCATGACGGTAGTAAACACTGACAACCCGGAAGACACTGTTGCTTTTATTGCTCCGTTTAACCAGATCGCACCTATTGTGAGCAACACTGGCAAACAGGCTACCAATGAAATGCAAGCCCTTGGTTCTTCCATCACTTATATGCGCCGCTACCTGTATATGATGGCACTGGATATTTGTGAGAGCGATAGCATTGACGCAAATATCGGAAAACCTGCTCCTGCCACACCTGCCCCGGAAGCTCCGAAAGCACCTGCTACTCCTCAGCAGAGACAGGAAGTAAAGCAGGAACTTACTGCCCCTGCTGATAACGCAACCGCTTTGCAGATTAAGGGACTCAAGAATGTGCTGAAAAAGCTCAAGGACGCTGACCCTTCTAAGGAAGAAATGGTAGCTCAGATTGCAGTTCAGACCAAGGGATTTACGGAAATCAGCAAGGCTGACTGTGAGACCCTTATCAATAAGATTTCTACCATGCTGGAAGGAGGACAAGCATAATGGCTGATATTAAGTGGCTTGAGGACAATCGCTTGCAGATTGCTCCTCCCAAGCGTACCAAGAAAATCACTGGTACTCGCTTCGCAACAATCCTCGGATTGAACCCTTGGTCTACTGAGTTTGAAATGTGGTGTGCTATTACGAAGACCTTTGAGCTTCCTTTTGAGGACACCATTTATACCAAGGCTGGTAAGACCATCGAGCCGAAACAGGCTGAATACATGAAGAAATCTTACGGTATGGATTTGATTACTCCTACAGACCGTTACGGAGAGGACTACTTCAATAAAACTTGGGGAGATTTCTTCCCGGAAAATGCACACCTCGGCGGTATGTGGGACTACCTTGGAGTGAATGAGGACGGTGTGGTTGATACCGTACTGGAAATGAAAACCACAAAGCGTATTGAGGACTGGCAAAATGACGCTCCCGAGTATTACGCATTACAGGCGGCTCTCTACGCTTATCTGCTCGGTGTTGACAATGTTATCATGGTTGCTTCTTTCCTTGACGAGAAGGACTATGCAGACCCTTCCAAGTACACCCCGAACATCAACAACACCATTACAGTTGAGTTTAAGGTTTCCGAGCGTTACCCGGACTTCGCAGAGAAGGTAGCAAAAGTTGAAGCGTGGTGGAGTTCTTATGTGGAAACAGGTTTCTCTCCTGTTTTCGATGAAAAGAAGGACGCTGAAATTCTCAAGGCACTGCGTACTCACAATCTCACCCCGGACACCGATATTAACGCTCTGATTGCAGAAGCGGAAGGTCTCAAAGGCGAGGTTGACAAAGCTACTGCGGCAATCTCTGACAAGGAAAAGCGTCTCAAGGAGATCAACGACATTATCAAGGAACACGCTATGAAGCAGTTCCGTCCCGGTGATAAAAAGGTTGAGGTTAAGGGTTCTACTTACACTTGGGCTATTTCTCGCTCGGAGACTACAACCATTGACAAAAAGGCTCTCGAAGCAGACGGTTTGCTTGACAAATATCAGAAGAAATCCGAGCAGTACCGTATGACAATCAAATAAGGAGGACATTGAGTATGAAATTCCAGAAATTCGTAAAATCCATTGGTTCTGAGGGTATTGTGTATGTTCGTGAGAACGGAGATCGTTGGCTTGCTTCCGGGAATGTGTTCATGAAAATTCCCGATGATATTCGCAGTATTACTGCGGAGGAAGTTACAGATATGCCGGAAGCTATCGACAACATCATCAAGTATGACTATTCCACCGAACCCTGCGAACTCCATAAGGCGATTATGCCATACGCTGACGGTGTAATCAAGGATTGTGTGCGTATCTTCGCCACTGCAAATTGCCTTTGTACACTGGCTATTGACAACAGCGCATACGCCCTTATCGAAAGTAAGCGTGATGTAATCGAGATGTCCACCAAGTACGATACGGAAGCAGAAATGACCCTGTTGGTAAGGCTCTCGTTATTAAGAGTCCTTCGAATATGATTGAGGACGAGGTTGTTATCGGTCTGATTTTCCCTATTGAGTATGAGGAATAAGGAGGAACGACAATGTACATCAATCCATTTTTCGCAGGTATCGTTTCTACCGTAATGGTGGAACTTATTGCAATCATCTGTATCGCCCTGCATATGGGTAACAAGAAATAATTTAGGAGGAATTTACAATGGCAAGAATACCTATGACGAGTGGTTTCACTCTTATTCCCGAAGGAACTTATGTGTTCCGAGTTTATGGAGCAACCTATGACGAAGAGTTTGGCAAGATCGAAGTCAAACTGGTAAACGCCGCTGGTATGACTCATACTGAGCGTTTTTCCATCAAGGACAAGAACGATGAAATGAATGAAAAGGCTCTGAACGCTTTTTCCTACTTCGCTAAGACCGTTATGGGTGATTATACCCTTGAGGACATTGACCCGGCAGAACTGGTAGACCATTTCATCTGTGCCGAAGTGGTTCATACGAAGCTCCCTTCCAACAAAGACCCGAACAAGACCGTTACCTTTGCGAACCTTGGTGACAAGTCTCCGGCGGAATACTTCGACACTGAGCCTGTGGCTCGTGCGTTGAGTCTCGGTAAGGAAGGTAAGACCCCCGACCCGACCACCAATCCTACTCCTGTTTCTAATCCTGCCCCTGCCGCTCCTGCGAAGGGACTCGATCTTGACGCACTGCTTGGTATGTAATAGGTGTGGGGAGCTATGCTCCCCTCCCTTTAAGGAGGTAGGAATATGGAACTCAAAGATAGTGGAAATCGTAGAGAGTTTACAACCGGGGCAGTCAGAGATATTGGTGATGGCAAAGGTAGATGTGATCTACTCCCCCTCAGCGTGATTGCTGATATGGCGAATGACACCATTTTGCTTCGTATCGACCAGTACATTCGTTCCGGCAATAAAACCTCTCTCGTAACCGCAATCGAAACTTTTGCGGCAAAGCAGTACGGAGACCTATATACAGCCATGTTGGAAGTCTCCAAGCATTATGAAGATGGGTGCAACAAATATGGAGAGCGTAATTGGGAGCAAGGTATTCCAATCCACTGTTACATAGACAGTGCTGTTCGCCACTACATCAAGCACATGAGAGGAGACACAGACGAACCTCACGACAGAGCGTTTATGTGGAATATTCTTGGTGCGCTATGGACTCACGATTATAAACCAGAGTGTCGTGATCTCCCATTCGTAGATAAGGAGGTAAACCATGACTGAAAGAGAAAGACACGACCTGTTCTTGAGCGCAGGTTTCAACAAAATCATTTCTGAGGACTTTAACACCTATCTGCTGGCAAATGGTTTTTTCCGTTCCCCGGCAAGCACAAAATATCATGGTATCTATGAGGGCGGTCTGTTCGACCATTCCTTTGCTGTCATGAATAGCTTGGTAGGTTTGTCCGCACAGAACAATCTCAAATGGCAGAGAGCAGAAAGTCCCTTCATCGTTGGTATGTTCCATGACCTCTGCAAAATCGACTCGTACCGACACCCAAAAACGAGTGAGCTTTTCGATGGTGACAAGGTGTGTCCGATTTACGATGAACAGGCGTGGGAATACAATCCCGACACCTTTATCAAAGGTCATGGGGACAAGTCGGTTATCCTACTCTCTCAGTTTATGACACTGACTGAGGAGGAAGTCATGTGTATTCTCTACCACATGGGGGCTTTTACCGAGAAAGACCAGTGGAGAAACTACACCAATGCAGTACACCTTTATCCAAATGTACTATGGACACACCATGCAGATATGCTCGCTTCTCATGTGGTAGGTGTTTGATATGCCTGTTTTCAAGAAAAACAAAGGTCATATCTTCGGGGTTCAATTCAGTGCAAAAGAGCAGAAAGCCATAAATGAAGAAATTCTTCGTCAGTGTGCCGAGTTCGATAAGAAGAACGCCAACGAGATTGACGCACTGGTTTTATGGCTACTTCATGAAAGATTTGGGTTCGGGAAGAAGCGTTTGCGAGCTTTTTATGACTACTTCCTAACCGAAATAGACGCTCTGGTAGAGCATTACGCTATGGGTGACGAAGATAAGGCATGGCTTTGTACCTATAAGCTGAAACAATACGGCATTGACATTGAAGAATGGAACAAGGAGGTAAAACAATGAGCTACAAGCTGAAAAATGTAAACGGAAAGGTTACTTTCCTTCTTCGCACAGGCAAGGACATGGTGCAAAATCAGATGTCGGTTGCTTCTGCACAGCATATTATCGACAATGGAAAAATCATGAAATTCGATGTGAACGGTTATCCCATCAACATTGACAACAAATGGTATTTCGAGGGAGAAGTTTTCAAGAGAACAGCTCCTAAAAAGACGGAGGACGCTTAAATGAGAACATACTACTCTGAGTACATTCAGCACTGCATGAGATTTTATGCAAGACACCCTCACCCTAAGTTCCATTCTGACGCTGATAAGCTCAACTGGAACGCTTGTGACAGTGCTATGAGAAGTTTCACCGACAGCGAGAAGGACATTCTTATGACTGTGTATCGTGAGGGTGATACCATTCCCGATAACATTTACAATGTTTCCGTAAGCCGCAACATCAAGCAGGACAGTGTTTGGAAACTTGTGAACGAGCTGGAACGCAAAGTTGCAAAAAGGAGAAATTTGATTTGACACATTCAGAGAATATCCCGGAAGAGCTAAAGAGATTGACTCAATGGGTTTGCGCTCAGAATGACAGCAAAGTTCCTATGATGGCGTGTTCGAGAGAAGCCGCTTCCTCTACCAATCCTCAAACATGGGCTACCTTCGATACGGCTCATGAAGCTGTGTCGAAGGGGTTCTATGATTACTGCGGTTTCGTGTTCAACGATAACGGATATGTGGGTATCGACATTGACGATGGTTACGACCAAGATGGTTTTATCAGCCCTCTTGCCGCTGAGATCATCGGTAAGTGTCAGAGCTACACAGAGAAATCGAAAAGCGGTAGAGGTTTTCATATCCTGCTTAGAGGGACGCTACCATTCAAAGGTAAGAACAACCTCGCTGGTGTGGAGATTTACAAAGCGGCACGATATTTCATCATGACTGGTGATACGCTTCTGTTCAGTGATATTGAGGAAAACCAAGAAGCCATTGACTATGTGGTTGAAAAGTTCTTCCCGGAAACACGCAGAGACAAGGACACATCGGAGTACGGTAGTCGCATTTATTCTCCTATCTGGACAATGCCGGAAAACAACCGTATCAAACTTCGACCTGTCTACCCTCGTATTCCAGATGGTAGCCGTAATATTTGCTTGACCTCTCTTGCAGGTATGCTTCATAACCAAGGTTATAGCAAACAACAGATTTACGATGAACTGCTTTATGCGAATACTGTTGCGTGTGACCCACCTCTCGATAGAACTGAAATCAGAACCATTTGTAACAGCGTGACCCGATACAAACGATAATCGAAAATCAACACGAAAAAGATAATTTATTTCATTTTAAGGATTGACAAACAATCTTATTCGTGTTATATTGTAATCACAGTCGGATAACAAATTATCCGAAATGGACTGTCGGAGGAGACCGACATAAAATAATCATCTGTCGGGACACCGGGCGTAGACAGGTGTAAGCGGCAATCGAAGGGGTCATGGGAAACCGCTACCGAATGAAACCCCTTCCTTACATAAGGAGGTTATTTTCATGGCGAGAATTATTGATTACCGTAGAGGGGACATTTACTACATAGAAGCAGGTGGGGTTTGCGTTGGCTCTGAGCAGAAACCCGGTAGACCGGGTGTTATCGTTTCAAACGATCTCGGTAACAAGCACTCTTCTAATGTGGAAGTGGTTTTCCTCACTTCTCAGAGCAAAAAGGAATTGCCCACTCATGTCAGCGTTATTTGCAAAGTTCCGTCCACCGCTCTGTGCGAAAACATTCAGACTGTTTCGAAAGAACGACTCGGTACATTCATTCGTGCTTGTTCTGATAACGAAATGAGAGAGATTGACAACGCTCTCCTGTGTTCTCTTGGTATCACCATCCCGGAGGTAGAGAGAGAGAGCTTGAGGAGTCCGATAATTTCCCTCCTTCCACCGAGCAAATCAGCGTTGCAGAGATTGAGCGAAACCTGTACAAGAGCTTGTACGAACAGCTTTTAGATAAGATGGTGGTGGCTCGACTTTGAAATGTGATGTATGCCAAAAGGACTGTCTCTGCCGCACCTGCCCCAACAACAGGAGTTGCAGGGTAGCTCGAAGAAAGCGTTGTAAAGCAGTGTGCTACTGCTCCATAAACAGAAAATTGAAGGAGGAAAAAGAAAATGAAAGTGACTCTTATCCAAGCAACCGAAAATCCTATTGAGGTTATTTCTCAGATCGCAAGTATCTGTTATGACAGTGACCCGAAGAACTCTCTCGGACTGGTGAAACACCTGTACCGTAATGGACATCATAGCGTGTTCGAGCATATCTACTTCACCTTTAAGATTGAAGGTATATCTCGTGCTTGCTCTCACCAGCTTGTGAGACATAGACACTGTAGCTTCACTCAGAGGTCTCAGCGTTACTGTTCGGAGGACAATTTCGGATATGTAACACCACCTACTATTGCGGAAGAATGTTTCTCAGATGGCATGAAGACACTGAATGAATGGTACAACGATTATCAAACAGGTGGTAATGTACCAAACGAGGACGCAAGATACCTTCTTCCCAATGCCTGTGAGACTTCTTTGTATCTCTCATGCAACCTGCGTGAACTTATTCACATGGCAAACGAAAGACTGTGTATGAGAGCGCAGTGGGAAATCCGAGACCTTGTAAAGCAGATGATTTCCCTTGTAGACCCTGCCCTTCATTTTATGCTTGTGCCTAAGTGTGAAAGCGGTCGCATTATCTGTCATACCCCTTGTGCAAACAGGGAGGTGTAATCATGGGCAACCGTATCTCCAAGGACGCATATTACCTTGGTATCGCAAAGGCTGTGTCCAAGCGTTCCACTTGTCTTCGCAGACAGTATGGAGCAGTAATTGTCTGCAACGATGAAATTGTAGCCACTGGTTACAATGGTTCTCCGAGAGGTGAGGTCAACTGCTGTGATGTGGGTATCTGCCATAGAGCGAACTGTGAACATAATGACGGAAACTATGCTATCTGTCCTGCCGTTCATGCTGAACAGAACGCTATTATTTCCGCTTCGAGAGCTGAATTGCTTGGTTCTACCCTTTACCTCTATGGTTACGACTGCGAGACCCAAACCAGCGTAAAAGCCATTCCCTGTGCGCTGTGCGAGCGAATGATTAAGAACGCAGGTATCGGAAGGGTGGTGTCGGAATGAACGAGGATAACAAAATCTGCCCATTATTTCTCGCTTCCCCAGCTTTCAAGACAGTGAAAGGCTGTGAGTGCCGCAAAGAAGCGTGTGCTTGGTGGGTAGAGGACAAACAAAAATGCGCTATCGCAGTGGGAGGTGAACGAAATGGTAAGCGATAGAGAATTATTCGAGCTTCGTAACGGTCGAGTAATCATGGACGAGGACTTGTCTGAGAAAATGTATATCATCAAGTCCTATCACCCGGAAAAAGCGGACGAAACCAGCTCCGGGTTTGAGTGGTCGGAAATGGGTATGGCAAACCTGTTTGGTATGCTATATAACCGGGAAGCTCGTTATTGTACAGAGCATAAAAGCTGGTACACATATCATGAGGGCGCATGGCGCAGAGACGAAGGAGCAATCCTCGTGTCCGAGAAAATCAAAGACTTCGTGAGACTTATGATTTTGTACTGCGGTGAAATCGTAGACGATGAAATTCGAAAATCATACACCTCTTTCGTAAATAAGATGGGTGACAGGCGTATGCGAGATCGTATTCTCAAGGACGCAACAGGTGAGCTTCGTATCTCTGCAAACGAGTTCGACTCTGACCCATATCTTATTAACTGTCTCAACGGTACTTACTCTCTCAGAGACTTTTCCTTTAGAGAAGCCAAGTGGGATGATTTTCTTACCATGCAAACCAATTTCCGTCACACCGTCCGCAGGGACATACGCTGTGAGCGTTGGGAGACCTTCATTGACGAGGTTACACAAGGAGACAAAGACAAGGCAGATTTCCTGCAACGCTCCCTTGGCTATTCCATCCTTGGTATGAGTAATGAGGAGTGTATGTTCATCCTACATGGTAAGACAACCAGAAACGGCAAATCCACCCTTCTCAACACGATTGAGACTATGCTCGGTGATTATGCCAAGGTTGCCCCGGTTGGGATGATTTGTAAAGGTGATAGATCAAAGGACGCAGAAGCCGCTTCCCCTACTCTCGCTGGTCTCAAGGGTAAACGCTTTGTGACTATGAGCGAGTCCAACGAATACGGCAAACTGGACGAGGAGAAAATCAAACAGTTTACAGGCGGTGAGGAAATCTCCGCTCGTGCTTTGTATCAGTCGGCAATCACATACAAGCCGCAGTTTACCTTGTGGCTTTCCTGTAACGACCTTCCGATGGTTACGGACAAGTCCCTATTTGCTTCCGACCGTATTAAGGTCATTGAGTTCAACAGACATTTCAAGCCGGAAGAACAGGACACGCACCTAAAAGACGAACTGACTTCCACCGAAGCCATGAGTGGTATCTTCATGTGGCTTGTGCGTGGGTACATCAAGTATAAAGAGCATGGTTTGATAATGCCAGACCACCTCAGATCGGTTGTCACCAAATATGAGCGTGAGAACGACCTTGTGTTGCAGTTCCTTGAAAATCGCTGTGTGCGTGTTCCCGAAGATGAAGAAAATCCGTATGGCGAAAAGAGCAAACGAACTATCATCAAAGCGAAAGACCTGTACCAAGCGTTTAAGATGTGGGCAAAATCAGAGGGCGCACCTGTCCTGTCAGCTCGTAAGTTCAACTCCGAAATGGAACGACACCCGGAATGGTTCGACCGAAAATCAACTTCCAGCGGTTTCGCAATCTATTGGGGTCTCAAGCTCAAGGAGGTGCTGTAGTGCTTACGGTTTTTCGGGTTTTGATTGATATTTTGAACATAATTCTCGTATTTGTGTTTTTCATCAAAACAGCTAACTCTTATTATAAGAACGACACGCACTCCATGATTTTCAATGGGTTAATGCTTATCGTACTTTGTATGTAAGGAGGTGTCAATAGATGATTGATAAAAAATGTCTATCCTGTGACTTTTACGACCCGGACTTTGAGTGTACCTGTCCGTCTCACGAAATGTGGTACGCTTGCCCTCTTTCTCCCGAACCTACACCCGAAGATTTTGAAAATGGAGGTAATGATAATGAAATCTAAGTTTTTACAAACTCTACCGCAGTACTATTTCGACAGAGACGATTTTACAAAAATGTTCTTTGAGGTCTTCGGTTCTGACGATAAGGTATTCGATGTAATTGTTGCTTGTCAAGGACACGAGTGCTTTGATAGTTTCCATCTTTACTATGCCAATGACGAGTTCTACATTATCCATTTGGATAGCGGAACTATCATTAACTGGTACAAGCACCTCGGTCGCACAAACACTTGCAACAAAGAAGGGTTTGCGCTGGATGATTTGAGAGAGTTCTTGAAATTACTCAAATCTGATATGGAGGATTGATTATGAAACCATTCAAATTTGAACAGGCAAACAAGAACCTGTTAAAACCCGAAAATATGACTGACGAGGAGTGTTCTTCCTTATGGGTATATAACGATGGAACGCAGTGCGTCAGTTGTTGGCGGCTGACATGGAAAGAACGACTCAAGGCTTTGTTCTTCGGTCGAGTATGGTTGGCTGTACTTGGTGGAGAATCACAACCTCCTGTATGGCTTTTCTGCGACAAGACAGTATTTGTGAAGGAGGTATCGAAATGAAAATCAAAGTTGAGCATGAAGTTTCTCCCGAAAAAGAGACTTGCACTTACGATGGGGATTTTTGGGGAAAGAGTATTTGCCGGTATCACACTCACAGGGATAGAACGCATGGTCGAAAAGCTCCTGTTGAGCGACATCTTCCGAAATGCACATTATTTGATTGTTGGCTCGAAAGAGATTATGTAAAGTGTGAAGCTTGTAAAAATGCTTGTACCGAAGATTGGAGTGACGAAGGTGGAGAATAAAATGCTTACCGAGCTTCAAGGTATGCTCGAGGACATAAACTCAAACGAGATTGTCTCTCACATACTGGACGGTACTCTCCTATCGTGGCTCGACTCTTGGAAAATGAAGTGCTGTATGTTGGTAGCGTTTCTGTTCGAGAGTGATAAGGCAAATATGGCAGAGCTTGAAAAGCTGAGACGAGAAAACTTCGGTCTCAAGACTACGGTTAAGAATCAGCAGTCTAAACTTGAAAAGTTCTACCACAACTATTAGAGGGAGGTAAGTTAAATGAAGCGATATAGAGTCATGGGAAATTGTACTCTAGTATGTAGCATGGTGGTCGAAGCAGAGAACGAGGGCGAAGCTATTGAAATTGCGAACTCTGAATTTGGTGGTCTCACTAATTATGCTGGCATGGGAAGTTGTGATTGTCTTGTAGGCGTACTTACAAGCGAGGGCGAAAGGTCTATCTATCCCGACAGCGACCCTGTTTTCGATGATTGCGAGGAGGTATAGAAATGAGTTGTTATAACTGTAAAGCAAAACACAACTGCTCCTCTGCTGTGCAGGAAGGTTCAGTAATGTGTATGGTGAATAAACTTCATTACGGCGGCACTCATGACGAGGAAGAACCGCAAAGACAGGTCGGTTCGTTCTGTCAGTATTGCGGCAAGCCTTTGAAGGTCTACGGCTCTGAAAGGTTTTGTAATAACCCTCTCTGTCAGAACAGATATGTGAATGTGTGAGGAGACACAGATGTATGCGATACAAAACATAAAGACAGGTAAGTTTGTCTATGGCACAGACTACCGCTACTATCCTCGACATCAACGCACGAGTTTTGAAAAAATGCTCACATACGATGAATACTTTTTCGCCGAGTGCGACTTTCTCAGCCGAGGGTGCAGTAAAGATTACAGGATTGTAGAACTCGAACCTGTAAAGGTAAAGAGCGTGTTGCCTGTTGTGAAGGAGGTGCGACATGAGCGACTTTGAACTTCTAAAGGCTCTGCAAAATGAGCTGGTGGAAACTCTTGAGAACAGAAAAAAGGTAGAGTATTTTACTCACGAAACGAGCAAAGCAAAGATAAATCGACTTCGACTTTCTCTCAATGAGGTTATGCTTCGTATAGAAAGAAAGTGCGGCTCTTACTATAGAAAAGAGCCGGAAGCGTGGGAATAACGCAAACAACACAAATCGGATTGAAAAATAATCTAAAACGACATTTGGTAAACAATCTTTATAAGATTAGTATTTGTCTTTTGATATTTTTCAGTTGAAGTAGTTAAAGTAGTGGATAATCGGTTTTTGCGTATAAGTTCTCTTATAAGGGGTCTATATAGTAAAAGTTATACGCAAAATGCTTAAAACAGCTACTTTAACTACTTTATAATAAGAATAAGAAAGAGGACTCTCCGGCTGTAAGAGGACTCTCTGAGGAGGTAAAATCATGACAAAAAAGGCTGGTACAGACGGTGAGGTTACTGTCATTAAGAAGCGTGGTAGAGGTGGTAAGAACTCCCCTGTCATTGGTAACAATGGGTTGATATTAGAACCCGGTGACAACACAAAGATTTTGGAAGTCAATATGGCTCTGCTGAATTTCCCGAACATTGATATGAAGGATGTTGAACAGGTACAGCAGAGACTTAACGACTATTTCATGTTGTATGCACAGGCTGATTTGAAGCCTACTGTCGTTGGTATGGCTATTGCGTTGAATGGACATTCGAGACAATGGCTGTGGGCTTTGACACATGACAGACCTTTGGGTGGTAGAGGGAATGAGATTTCGTTGCCGCCCGAAGTGACGAACACCATAAAAAAAGCGTATTTTTTGATGGAGAACCAGTGGGAAACTTACATGAACTCCGGCAAGATCAACCCTGTCTCTGGTATCTTCCTTGGAAAGAACAACTTTGGCTACCAAGACAAAACCGAATATGTTGTCACACCGAATGTCCAGCAGGACAACGACTATAACGCCGATGATATTCGAAGCCGCTACTTGATCGACTCTGAAAACGACTCTGAGAGCGAAAACGACTAACGACTATCAAACGACTATCGACTATCGACTATGAACCGCCTTTTCCGGCTCGCCCGGATTGGGCGGTTTTTCTTTCGATTTTTGTCCGATTTTCAGCGGTTTCTATTAACGCTTTACAGCAATAAAGCAAAATTGTAGTTTTTCGCCCCGATTGATCTGGTTTTTCGGTTTCTTCCTATATAATGTATAGTCGATTGAAAACAATCTGAAAAAGATAAAAAATATTTGAAAAGGGGTTGACAATTCATAAAAGATGAATTACAATAGAAACATCAAAAGGACAATAAACAATCCGACACAGATTATAGGAGGTCACATCATGAAAAAATATTTTGCCGTTTCTTTCAAGTATTCTGACAGCGTGTTTTGCTCCAATATCGCACACGCCGAAACCGCCGAAGCTGTCAACGCTTATTATTCAAATTATGAATGGTTCAGCGTTCGAGAGTGCGAAGATCACGAAATCGAAACCGCACGCCGCAAAGGTATGCCGATTGTAGAAATCGAAACCGCCGAAGCCCTTGAAGAGGTTAACGAGTTTGAAACACTCGCCGCCGAAGTGAGCGAAGACGGGGAAAAACAAGCCGCCGACACTGTTTTTTATATTAAAAATGGCTTTTTCCCGACATGGGCACAGGAACACCGCACAGACCCCGACAGAGGGTTGAAAGCTCACAGCACCGCCCACCGTTGGGCGCAGTACACCGCCGGAGAGATCACCCGAGAAAAGGCGGTTGAGCTTGCCACAAAGCGAGCTACAAAGGATATTGAAAAGAAGACCGCCGCAAAGCTCGCAAAGCTCGACAGAGTGAAAAACGCTCCCGATCTCGTTTTTATTTCGGTTTCTGTCGATTGGATAAAATCCCGTACATGGGGTTACAACCCGAGGGTTGAGATCAGAACCAACACCGGGACATTTTACGGAACGGCGAGTGGTTGCGGATATGATAAAGAAAGCGCCGCTATTGCAGACGCTTTGAACCAGTGCGACAGCGTGTTGAAAGCGTTGTATCAGTTGGAAGAAAGGGGGCTTTGTTCCGGGTTGAGCGATAAAAGCCCGATCGCCTGTACAGGGGTTGACAATAGAACGGTGTGCGGTTATGGCGCAGGCTATAGCATTTTACCGTATTTTGAAGGCGGTGTAGGTGCTTCGTGTTTCTGGTCTATTCTTAAAAATTGCGGTTTCAAAACATCTGTACATCACACAAAATACGCTGATTTCTACGAAATTACAAAGGAGGTCGCATAATATGAAAGCATTATACAAAGTATACGGAGACCGCCGCCCATGTGGGGCGGTCACTCTCTCAAATTGTTTCGGGTTGCTAGTATTCGAGCCAACCGAAGAAGATCGCCCCGATACCGATTTTATAACCGCTTGGAGCGGTACAGAGGGTAAAACATGGGGTTTTCATAGAAATAAGGTACACTATACCCCCTCCGGGCGTGCGTACCTTCGCAAAGGTTCTTTGCGGTTCTATTTTGACGAGATTATGAGAGTTTGAGGAGGTTTGAAAAATGAACATTAACGAAATTATGCGAGAGTTGGCGCAGTATATCCGATTGCAGGAAGAAGCCGCCGCAACAGTCGAAGCGTTGAAAGACCAGATAAAACAATACATGACGGAAAACCAGCTTGACACGCTCGCAGGTGATGAACACAAAGCAACATACAAAGCGGTTTCAAGCTCCCGAGTTGATACCGCCGCATTGAAACGAGATCACCCCGATATTGCAACGGCGTACACAAAAAAGACAGAAACAAAGCGCTTCACCTTTGCATAATGGGAGGGGGTGAAAATATGATACTTTTATATATTATCCTCGCTCCCTTTGTATTCCTGTGTGAGCTATTGAAAATCAGTAAATAATACATAACCGCCCCGGCTATATAGCCGGGGTTTTCTTTTGCCTTTTGTGCGGCACTGTGCGCCCCTGTATGGGGCTTTTATTGTATGGGGTTATACTTTCATAGCCGCCAGGTTGCGGCGTTCCTGTGCGCTCTGTGCCTGTCTTTTGGGTATATCCTTTTGACGGTTGCGGCGGTTGCTGTCAATAGTACCCCTTTTCCCTGTTTTGGGTGTACTGTCAAGCCGTTTCAATCCTATTGACAGCGGCGCACAGGTGCGGCGGCGTGTCGGCTTTCAGTCCCGGAGATCATACCCCCGGAGGGGGAACGCCGACAGCCGACCGAGCCGCAGGGAGTACGCTGAGTACCCCAAAATTTCAAAAAGAAACAAAAAGGACATTTAATTATCTCATTTGTATTGACATTCATCTTCGCTTGTGTTATAGTAATCTTACAGAGATAAAGGAGGTGCGTTATGGTACGCAATAATTTTGAACTCGATGTAAAAGTCAAGTGTCTTGAGGTTGGTATGAACCAGTTGACCCTTGCCGAGAAAATCGGCACTACAGGTCAATATGTAAATCGTATCACCAAGAAAAAGGACGGTATGATTAACAAGACCTTTGTTCAGATGATGGAAGCCCTTGGTTATGACATCGAGCTTACTTATGTGAAGCGAGAAGATTAACCGATAAGGAGGTGGGTACATGAAGGTCGGTTATGTACGAGTAAGCACCGCAGAGCAAAATCCGGCGAGACAGTTGGAACTTATGAAGTCCCTTGGTGTAGAGAAAATCTACCATGAGAAAATCAGTGGTAAAGACACCAACCGACCTCAGTTCAACGAAATGCTCTCATTCTTACGAGAGGGAGACACCTTGTATGTGGAGTCGTTCTCTCGATTGTCCCGAAGCACACGAGATTTGCTTTCCACTGTTGCAACGCTGACAGAGCGAGGTGTTGTTCTTGTCTCAGACAAGGAGAAGTTTGATACAGGAACACCTCAAGGGAAATTTGTTCTGACGGTGTTCGCCGCTCTTTCTGAATTTGAGCGTGAAAGTATTTTGGAAAGACAGCGTGAGGGTATCGAAATCGCAAAAGCGGAAGGAAAATATAAAGGTCGCAAGCCTATCCCTACTACAGAGAATTTCTTTACGGTAGCAAAGGCTTGGTCTGATGGGACTCTCACCCTCAAGGACGCTATCAAAGAGTCCGGGGTCTCCGAGTCAACCTTTTTCCGCAGGTGCAAACAATACGGTATTCGTAAAGCAGGTTAGTGTAGGAGGTGTAATCTATGTGTGGTATAATTGTTATCACAGCTTTACTAATCATTTTAGGCTTGTTAATGTTTTCCGCAGGACTTGAAATTCTTGCCCTAACGGCTTTGGTAATAGCAGGAGTCATAATAGCAATATTTCCTGCCATGAAGAAAGGAATGGGTAAGATGGCAATAACATTATGTGTTGTTTGTGGAATAATATTGGTAATCGGGACTATTTTCCTTGCAAACTCGCTTTACCATAAAAACAAACAGGATGTGGTAGATACTACCCCTGTCCTATCTCAAACAGATTGGGAAACAGTGTTTAGGGAAAATGAGTTCTCAGATGATGAAATATCCGAATACAAAGAAATCTTTGACGCAATAGGTATTTCCGATTATCACGATGTAGACATTCATGAGAACGGTATCATGCACATTGTAAGGGGTAAGGTTTACGACTCAAACGAACTACAACTCGATGTGACACTTGAAAACCGTAAAATCATATATGTTGCTTTGGCTGGAATACCCGATACAAAAACGGAAGCCTATATAAATTGGCGAGGAAAATTGAAATTCAAAACCGTTGGGACAACGACCTCGGTTGATTTGTACAGTGATACAGACGGTGGATATTTGGCGAAAGTAGATTGGGAAAACAAAACCATATCTGCTATAGAGTAATTATTGAAATGGCGCATGATTGCGAGAGCTTTTGGCTCAACCAGTCATGCGCTTTTTCTTTTTGGAGGTATTATGAAAAAACTACTTGAAACAATCCACAAGAAGACCCAAGGGGCGTTTTGTTTCCAGTCTTTTGAGGATTTGTATTACATGAGTCTGGAAGCTATGAAGACAGATGTTCCTCTCGGCGTAGAGTATTTGAAACTCTTGTCAGAGGAGTGTGAGAAAGCCATGTGTGATATGAGTCTGACAGAGGAACAGGTGCGAAAGCTCTATGATCTGCACAAGAGGGTTTGTCTGAAAGCCGCTCCTTATGACTTTGACTCATATCTGCTGTATGTCGAGTGGAACAGAGAACCCGATAAGAAGTTCTATCCCCCTCGTAGGAAAGTGCTGAAACAGGTGGTGGACGCACTGCAAGAGCTGGCTGACAATAAACTGGATTTGCTGGCAATCTCTCTCCCACCGGGCGCAGGTAAGACAACGATTGCGATTTTCTTTCTCACATGGCTTGCAGGTAAAATCCCTAACGACCCTATGTTGACAGGTTCACACTCTAACTCGTTTGTGCGAGGGGTGTATGATGAATGTCTAAGAATTATGGACGAGAACGGTGATTATCTGTGGCATGATGTGTTCCCACACATTAAGGTATCCAGTACCAATGCAAAGGATTGTCGTATTGACCTTGATAAGCGTCAGCGTTTTGAGACCTTGGAGTTTACATCTATTGGTACTGGTAACGCTGGTCTGTATCGTGCGGCAACCCTGCTCTACTGTGATGACTTGGTATCTGGTATTGAAGTTGCTCTGTCCAAGGAGCGATTGGACAAGCTGTGGGAGACCTACACCACTGACTTGAGACAGCGTAAAATCGGAGATCACTGTAAGGAGCTTCATATTGCAACTCGTTGGTCTGTGCATGATGTAATTGGCAGACTTGAGCGTGAGTACGGTGATAGCGACCGAGCAAAATTTATCGTCATTCCTGCTCTCGATGAAAATGACGAGTCCAATTTTGATTATGCCTATGGTGTGGGCTTCAACACTAAGTTCTACCATGAGCAGAGAAATATCATGGACAATGTGAGTTGGCGAGCTTTGTACATGAATGAGCCTATCGAGAGAGAAGGTCTTGTTTATGCCGAGGACGAGCTTCGCCGCTACTTTGAGCTTCCCGGAAATGAGCCGGACGCAATTATTGGGATTTGCGATACCAAGGATAAGGGTGCTGACTATGCGTTCCTTCCGGTTGCGTATGTGTTCGGACAGGACTACTATATTGACGATTGTGTTTGTGACAATGGGTTGCCCAATATCGTAGACGCTCGTTTGACCGAAATCCTTGTTCGAGATAAAGTGAAATCCTGTAGGTTTGAGTCCAACTCGGCAGGACGAAGGGTTGCTGAAAAGATACAGGAAGAGGTCAAGAAAAAGGGCGGCATTACCCATATCACGACCAAGTTCACCACCGCCAACAAGGAAACGAAGATCATCGTCAACAGCGCATGGGTCAAGGAGCATTGTCTGTTCAAAGACGCTTCCCTCTATCAGAAAAAGTCTGATTATGGAAAAATGATGAATATGCTCTGCTCTTACACTGTTGCTGGTAAGAACAAGCACGATGATGTTCCAGATGGTATGGCTATGTTGGCTGAATATGCTCAAAGTTTGAATGGACAGAAAATCGAAGTTTTCAAAAGACCTTGGTAATTCACAAATTCAACATAGTTTTCAACATTTTAGTTCTTAAAATAAGAATTACAACTTGACTTTTTTGAATTGAAATGTTATTATATCTGTGATAAGATAAAAGGTTAAAGTGGCGCATGATTGCGAGTAAGGCGAAAGTCCTACAAACAGTCATGCGCTATTTTTATTTTTCGAGGAAGGAGGAGAAATCATGGGAAATGTTGTTGATACCACCAAGCCTGTAAGTCAGACTCGACAAATGAGCGGCAGACGAGTTATCAAGTCCAGTGTGAAGAAAATCACTGAGCAAAATATCGTAGATGTCTTGCAAGCGGCTATGGCAGATCACAACCTAAACCGCAGTGAGATTGAATACCTGTGGAATTACTATCGTGGTAAACAACCTATTCTGAACCGTACAAAGGATGTTCGCCCGGAAATCTGTAACAGGATTGTAGAAAACAGAGCTAATGAGATTGTCTCCTTCAAGGTCGGGTATCTGTGTGGAGAACCCATTCAATATATCGGCAGGAACACCGATGAAGCTGTTACGGCTGGTATCACTGCTCTGAATGAACTTATGTTTGCGGAAGATAAGGCTACTCAAGACCAAGAGATTGTTGAGTGGCAGATGATTTGCGGAACAGCATTTCGTTTGGTTCTTCCCGATAATAGCTCAGAGGTAGACGAGTCTCCGTTTGAAATGTACACACTTGACCCTCGTGACACCTTTGTGGTGTATTCCAATGACATCGGAAGCAAACCTCTGATGGCTGTTAAATACAGTATTGACGAGAATGATGTGACCCACTACTCGGTTTATACCGAAAACTACTACTGGTTGATTGATGGGGACATTATCAACAGGGCTGAGTCTAAACCTCACGCCCTTGATACAATACCGATTTTCGAGTACCCGGCGAACAACGCTCGCCTTGGTTCTTTCGAAATCGTACTCCCTCTGCTGGACGCTATCAATAATGTAGAAAGTAATCGTATGGACGGTATCGAACAGTTCATACAGGCTTTTTGGAAATTCATTGGCTGTAACATCGACAAGCAGAAGTATAAGGAGTTCTTGGAGGAGGGTGCAATCCTCGTACCTCCTAACGACAATGGTGGAAATATTGATGTAGACCTTGTTGTTAAGGAACTCAACCAAGGGCAGACTCAGACTCTAAAAGACGATCTGTATACTGCTGTTCTTACCATCTGCGGTATGCCGAACAGGAATGGTGGTAGTTCCACCTCTGACACTGGTGCGGCTGTACTTCTGCGTGATGGTTGGTCTCTTGCCGAAGCGAGAGCCAAGGATAGCGAGCATATGTTCAAAAAGGCTGAGAAGAAAATGCTCAAGCTGGTTCTTCGTATTTGTAGAGACCTTGCTGACATTGACCTTCGTTTGAAGGACATTGACATGAAGTTTACTCGTAGGAATTACGAAGCCATTCAGAGCAAGTCTCAAGTGCTGGTGTCTATGCTACAGCAACCCAAAATCCATCCGCTTCTTGCTTTCTCTCATTGTGGTATGTTTACCGACCCGGAAAGTGCTTACACACTGAGTATGAAGCACTATGAAGAGGAGCAGGAAAAGGTAGCACAGCAGAACCCACTTCCAGATAATGACCCGGAAGATAAGTAATTTAAGCGGTTTTCCGCTTGGATATGGCGAGGGAACGCCTTAAAACGCAACATAGGGAGACAACCCTTCAAACAGACAGTAGTGTAGAGTGAACTACCGTAAAAACGCAAGGAGGAATTTTGTATGACTATCAAAGAATTGCTGGGTGACGCATACAAAGACGGTATGACGATGGAGGAAATCGAGACCGCTTTGGAAAATGTGTCCATGCCGGAGGATAACTCCGCAGAAATCGAACGACTGAAAAATGCACTGTCCAAGAGTAACAGCGAAGCCGCTGGTTATAAGAAGCAGTTGCGAGAGAAAATGACCGAAGATGAAAAGAAACAGCAGAAAGACCAAGAAGAGCGTGAGGAGTTGCAGTCCAAGTACGACAAGCTCCTGCGTAAGACTACTATCGCTGAGAACAAAGCGAAGCTGATTGGTCTTGGTTATGAAGAAACTCTTGCTACTGAGACTGCCGAAGCTATGGTAGACGGTGACAGTGAGAAGGTGTTTGCAAACCAGCAGAAGCATTTGGCTTCCTTTGAGAAGAAGGTTCGTGCAGAAGCCCTCAAAGATACACCGAAACCTACTCCCGATGGGAAAGACAAGCCTATGACACTGGAAAAGCTCAGAGAGCTTGACCCTATGGAGCGTCATAAGTTTGCCGTAGAACACCCGGAGGAATACAAAGAACTTTATGGAGGTAATGAATAATGGCACATACAATTTATGAAAACTTCTACCTTTCCAACGAGGTTGAAGATCAGTTCAATTCCCACCTCAATCTACAGCAGTTTTGTACTGTAGATAATAGTCTCGTGGGAGAACCCGGTATGACTCGTAAGATCAATGTCTACAAGGCTACCGATGGTACTGAGAAGCTGGCTATGGGTACTGGTAACAGCAAGTCTATTGAAGTTTCCTACGCAGAGAAGGAGTACAAAATTCAGCTCGCTCAGAACCGCTTTGAGTATTTTGACGAACAGGCTATGACCGACCCTATGCTTATTCCTGTTGGTGTGCGTCACATGGGTACGGATATGTTCAACACTGTCAATAAGGACATCTTTGCTGAGTTCAACAAGGCTACTCTTGCTGTTGAAGCGAAGACTTACGGCTTTGGCACTTTTGCTGACGCTGTAGCCAAGCTGAACCTTGAGCAGATTGAGGGCGTGAACATCTTTGGTTTCGTCAATGCGGCTGATATGGCGGCAATTCGTAAGGCTCTGAACGAAGACCTCAAGTATGTTGAGTCCTTCGCTCGTAACGGTTATGTCGGCACTGTGGCAGGTGTCAACCTGTACACCAAGAAGGACGCTGTGGCTGGCACTATCGTAATTGCTACCAAGGAAGCAGTTACCCTTTTCAATAAGAAGGGTGTTGAGATTGAGCAGATTGTCGGTAATCAGCGTTCTGAGACTGCGGCAAATATCCGTAAGAATACCATCTTCTCTCGTAAGTATTACCTTGCGGCTCTGACTGACGCTACCAAGGCAGTTATGATTACGGTTACTCCTTCTGTGTAATCGTAGGAAGGAGGACAGAAAATGTATAGAGTGGTAAGTGCTTTTTACGACACAAAGAACAACGATCATCTGTACAAGGTCGGTGACAAGTACCCTGTCTCCGGCAGTAAGCCGAACAAGGCTCGTATCGAAGAACTGGCTACCGATAAGAACAGTTTTAACAGGGTCTTTATCGAAGAGGTAAAGGATGATAGCTCTCCCGAGCCTACCGATGGAGTACCCACCAACGATGAAGTTCCCGAAGGGGACGCTAAGTGATTTTGAGAACAGGAGGTAGATAATATGACTCAAGACGAAAAGCTGACTGCGCTCAAGGCTATGGTCGGTACTTCCGACACTGACGATGTGTTGTCTACCTACCTTACTCTTGCCGGACGCAAAATCATAGCGAAAGCCTATCCGTTTCAAAACACAGTTACCGAAGTTCCTGTGCAGTACGAATACCTTCAAATCGAGATTGCCGCTTATATGCTGAATAAGCGAGGTGCGGAGGGTCAGACTTCTCACACCGAAAACGGCATTACCCGACAGTATGAAAACGCAGATGTACCAGCGTCTATGCTGAAAGCAATCGTACCTTTTTGTGGGGTGATTGCATGAGGTGTATGAACAGGAACAAGGTTAAATTCTTCTATGCCCTTTACCTTGATAAAGCTCCTATCAAGGATGATTATGGTAATGATACTGGCGAATATGAGGTGAAACATGGGTCTCCAATGGAGTTCTATGGTAATATCTCTGCCGCAAAGGGCGAAACGCAGACCCGACAATTTGGCGAAAATGAAATCTATGACAAAGTTATTGTGATGGATGAAAACGCCCCTCCCATTGACGAGTATTCCATTCTTTGGGTCGATAGTACACCCACTATCAAGGAAGACGGTACTACTGAGACTCCTCATGACTATATTGTAAAAAAAGTAGCCAAGAGTTTGAATGTGGTATCGGTTGCGATAAGCAAGGTGGTTGTCAGTGGGTAAAAAGGTAATCTCTTTTGGGTTGTCTGTGGGAGAAATAAACAGGGCTATCAAGGAGCTTGAGCGATATAAGCAGGATATTATTCGTAAGTCCGAGCTTCTTCAACAGAAGGTCGCTGAAAAAATTGAAAGCCTTGTTAAGAATGGTTTCGATGGTGCTATCGTTGATGATCTGACTGCGGACAGCGGCGGCGCAAGAAAAGCAAATGTGCAGGTTTCTATTGATGAACGAGACAATGTATCGGTCATTATTGCCGCTGGTGAAGACGCAGTATGGGTTGAGTTCGGCGCAGGTGTGTATCACAATGGTTCGGCTGGTGGTTCACCTCACCCGGACGGTACTAAGCTCGGTTTTACTATCGGCAGTTATGGTAAAGGGATGGGTAAGAGACCTGCTTGGGGGTTCTATGAAGACGGGGAACTTCGTATCACACATGGTACTCCGGCAACCATGCCTATGTACAATGCCATGAAAACAGTTTGTAGTGAAATTGATAGTATCGCAAGGGAGGTGTTCAAATGATTGATATGGAAACAGAGATTTTTAACGAAGTGTCTAAACAGGTTCGGACAAAATATCCGAAAATTTTTATGACAGGTGAGTATGTAAAATCTCCTTCTTCCTTCCCTTGCGTGTCACTGGTTGAGGTTGATAACGCAACCTTCCGAAACAGTCAGACCAGCGACAGCAAAGAAAATCATGTTGCTGTCATATATGAACTGAATGTTTACAGCAATAAAACAAAGGGCAAAAAGGCTGAGTGTAAAGAGATTGTATCATTCGTTGATGAACTCATGGCGAATTTGAATTTCACAAGACTCATGCTACAACCTGTTCCGAACCAAAATGACGCAACCGTTTACCGTATTCTCGGTCGATACCGAGCGGTGATTTCAAAAAACAATACCATATATAGGAGGTAAAAATCATGGCAATTTCTACTTATAAGGTTTTCCTCATGAAGAAGGAAAGTGCCGGGTCTACTTGGAAAAAGCTCGTTGATATTAAGGATTTTCCCGACCTTGGCGGTTCTCCCGAAATGCTGGAAACCACTACACTGTCTGACAATATGCAGACTTATATCCCCGGCGTTCAGAGTCTTGACGCTCTGGAATTTACCGCAAACTACACCAAGACTGACTTTGACTCTCTGAAAGCTCTTGAGAACAAGGAGGACGAGTACGCAGTATGGTTTGGTGGCACTGCTGGTGGTGATACCATTACCCCGGACGGTAAGGACGGTAAGTTCAAGTTTAAGGGACAGCTTTCCGTATACCCTGTCGGCGGCGGTGTGAATGAGGTTGTCGATATGAAAATCACTATCGCACCTTCTACACCTATTACCGTTGACTCAGAAGTTTAATCATTAAAAACAGGAGGACAGAAAAATGGCAAAACAGTTGATTTTCACTTATGAGGACAAGGAGTACACCTTGGAGTATAACCGCAGAACCGTAGCAGAAATGGAGAGAAAGGGCTTTGTTGCTTCCGATATTACGGACAAGCCTATGACTTGTCTCCCTGCTCTGTTCGCAGGTGCGTTCCTCGCACATCACCGCTTCGTTAAGGAAGAGGTTATTGACAAAATCTATTCCAAACTTACCAAGAAAGAAGACCTTATCGGCAAGCTGGCAGAAATGTACAACGAGCCGATCATGGCTCTCGTTGAAGAGCCTGAGGAAGACAAGGGAAACTTGAACTGGACAGCAACTTGGTAAGTGACTTGCTGTCCTCCACTGAGGGGAGTGGTGGTATTTCTGCCACTGCTCCCCTCTTAACTTACACCGAAAAATTCAATGAGTTGTTCCCCCATTATCTCTCCATCGGCATGACCGAGGAACAGTATTGGGATAAGGATTGTATGCTTGTAGTAGCATATCGAAAAGCGGAAGAACTCAGAACCGACCGGAAAAATCAAGAAATGTGGTTACAAGGTGCATATATCTATGACGCTATATGCCGAGTGTCCCCTATACTTCATGCTTTTGCCAAAAAAGGGACAAAACCTGTTCCGTACATGGAAGAAGCGTATGCTCTCACAGAAAAGCAAGCGGAAGTCAAGGAAGAAGGCAAGGCGAAGGCTGTTTTCGACAAGGGCAAGAAAATGATTGAAGGGTTCATGACAAGCCACAATAAAAAATTCGAAGGGAAGTGAGAAAATGTCTACGACAATCGAACAGTTGGAACTTGAGGTACAATCCAATTCCACATCTGCGGTCAGCGGCATAGAAGCTCTTGCTTCCTCTCTTGGTAAGTTGAAAAACGCCACTAAAGGCGGCGTTGGTTTGACTGCTGTTGCAAAACAGCTCACTACTCTGAATAGTGCTTTGGAAAAGGTTTCTGCCGCAAACGCCGACACCTTGAACAAGCTCTCTTCGAGTCTCGGTTCTCTTGCTTCCCTCAAAGGCGTTAAGCTGTCTCCTACTATCAGCAAGCGAATTGTTGAAATCGGAGACGCTATGAGTCAGTTGGAAGGAAAGAACTACGAAAAAGTAATTTCTCAAATTGAGAGATTGAGTAATTCGTTGGCTACCCTCTCCGTTGCTTCTCAAGGGATTTCTGGCAAACGAATTAACGGTATCGGTAATATTGCTCGATTGGCGAATGACACAAACGCTCTTGCGAAAGCAAACGACAGAGCAAGTCAGAGTTATGCTCGATTGGCGGCTAAATTGACAGCAGTTGGTATAGCTCTGAAACAAAGCATGGGTTTCTTGGCGAAGTGCGTAAACAAGACAAATGAGTATATCGAGAACATGAACCTATTTTCGGTTTCTATGGGCGAATTTGCCGAAGAAGCTGAAAGATACGCACAAAAAGTGGGCGAGGTCATGGGTATTAACCCGGGCGAGTTCATGCGTAATCAAGGTATTTTCATGACTCTTGCGAAGGGCTTTGGTGTTGCCGCCGATAGAGCGCACACCATGAGCCAAAACCTTACTCAGCTCGGTTACGATCTATCTTCGTTTTATAATCTGCCGATAGAAGAAACCATGCTCAAGGTTCGTTCTGCTCTTTCCGGCGAACTTGAACCTCTGCGTAACCTTGGTTATGACCTCTCTGTGGCAAGACTACAACAGGAAGCGTACACTCTTGGTATTTCAAAAAAAGTAAACGCCATGACACAGGCTGAAAAGGCTGAGTTGCGTTACTACACAATCATGAAGCAGGTTGATTGGGCGCATGGTGATATGGCTCGTACTTTGGAAGCACCTGCAAACCAGCTTCGTATTTTGAAAGCGCAGATTGAGCAGTGTGCGATTGCATGGGGAAATTTGTTCCTTCCTGTCCTAAAGGCTGTGTTGCCATATATTATTGCTGTAACGAAAGCACTTCGGATTGTTGCTGAAATTATCGCAGGTCTGTTTGGTGTTGAGCTTCCTAAGTTTGACACCGGGAATACTGGCGTAGGTGGTTTGGCGAGCGGTGCTGGTGAAGCGGCAGACAATCTTGGTGACGCAACTAAAAAGGCAAAAGAGCTGAAAAACGCTCTCCTTGGTATTGACGAACTGAATGTGATTTCCCCTCCCGAAGACTCAAAGGGCGGTGCTGGCGGTATCGGAGATATTGGCGGCGGTGGAGGACTCGGTTTCGAACTGCCTACCTATGATTTCATAGGTGACGCTGTAAACAAGCAAGTCGATGAAATCATGAAAAAGCTACAACCTTTCCTTGATTGGGTGAGAGAAAATATCACCGAAATCTTGGCTGGTGTGTTGGCTATCGGTGCGGCTTTCCTTGCGTGGAAGATTGCCAAAAATGTCCTAAGAGCGTTGGAATGGCTCTCCACTCTAAAGGGCTTCAATATTATGGGTAGTATTGCATTTAAGATTACAGGTTTGGGCTTGTTCTTGGACGCATGGAACACCATGAAGAAGCCATTCAAGACATTATCGAAAATGGGGCTAACTTCACCAATGTGACAAAGCTAATTGGTGGATTTGCGGAAGCACTCGGAGCGTCCTTCCTGTTGTTTGGTAATGTGAAACTCGGTGGAGCGTCCTTGGTGATTGCTGGCGTGGCTGGTATCGTTTCTGATATTAGCGATATTGTAAAAAATGGTCTTAATTGGGACAATGCTCTGTCGATGGTAAAGAACCTCGGCTTGTTTATCAGCGGGATCGGTTTTCTTT